ATCGGCTGGACACTCCACCTCCACAGGCATTGGTACGACTGCGTTTGGGCTGGACACCGGCTGGACATCGGCTGGACAAAAATTTGACTGATATTCGTCATATTTGACTACTTTTAGAACAGTAAAACGGTTGTTTGATTTGGTGGTGATCATGCCCAGATTCTGGAATTTACGGAGCAATGATTTAACGCGATCAGCGGTCAAACCCGTTTCCATTGCCAGAGTATTTCGCCCAGTAATGAACTCTCCGCGCTCGCAGATCACATCGCCAACATCAGTAGATACCAGTGTCTGTTCGTGATTAGCGCGCAGGAGCAGGTGAACCCATAAATGAGCCGCCTCAGCGTCCTTATAGAACGGCACATCCATAATTTTACGGTGCAGCAAGGCAAACCCCTTACCGTCATTCGTGCGCGGTTTCTGGAGCCTTCTGGCCTCTCTGGCTTCGGCTAAATTGGATACGTTACCCACGGCCACTCTCCTTACGTTTCAGTTCTTCAAGAATGGCGCGCATCTTCTCTGCCACAATCGGGTTAACCGAGCGGATGAAGCGGTCGCGGGTTATGTTTTTATGTACAACGGTATGGTAATAGCGTGGATTTTTTGCCATTATTCCTCCTGCAATGAGTGCACACGATTTGCATTTGAAGGCCAGTTCTGTTCGCGCAGACTGGCTTTCGCCATTTTTGATACTTCCCATCACATAACTCCCGGCGCCATAGCGGCCAGACTTGTCACCACCGCAGCGATTGATTCAGTTGGCAGGAAGCGCAGCAGTGCTTCAGCAGCTTCTCTCACCTCTTTCTCAAGGCGTTGTATCGGCTGACCAAGTAACTTCGCCTGATGCGCTTCACTGCACTCTTTCATGGCCTCGGCTATCAGTTCGGCCTCAGTCTTTGCGACCAGACCGAACTCTCTCGCCACTTTCTCGTTATCCCGCGCCATCACGTCGATAATGACGGGGATCAGTAGCATCAACCCCTTGTCGTTCTTCGGGCCCGGATCGTTAATCATCCGGAAGAAGTTCTGCTTCGTGTTGTGTTCAGAACCTGCCAGTAACAACCCCTTCCCGCCGCGCGCCAGCCACTCTTTCGCAACCAGCTGAGAAATGTGAACCTGAGACTGGCCCGGCGTAGCTTTTTGCCAGGCCTTAACTGCCTCCCGTATTCGAGTTAGCTTACGGTTATTACGCGGAACACTTTGATAAATCGAAATCAACGGACGTTGTTCAAGTCCGGTACTCTGTTGATACGCAAGTGAATGCATTGCTTTCCCTTTCGTTGAATAGTTAATGATTGGCTGATTACTCAGCCGGTTTAATAGGGTTACAGATTGTTAAAGAGCGCGGTGCTTACGGGGCTTTGCTGTGCGGGAAAGGCTTAATCTCTTCAGCCTTAATTTTCCCGTCTGGCAGTCTGTTGATAAAAATCTGACGCCCAACCCTAATTGCCTTGCTGATTGCCGTCTGGTGTACACCGATAGCGTCAGCTGCTTTGGCCTGCCCGACTTCGCCAACAAATTCAGCTAAAGAAATCTTCATATGGTTGCTCCTTTGAGTGCATAAACAAACAATACCAGAAGTATTACATAAAGCAATACCTGCGGTATTTTTAAAATATGAGTTTTGGTATTAATATCTGAAAATGGAAAAGAAAAAGATCCTCACCCCCGCTCAAGTGGCTGATTCAAAGCGTTTAAAAGCCCTTTACGAAGCGAAGAAAAAAGAACTGGGTATTACTCAGCAATCCATTGCGGACGCGCTGGACATTTCTCAGGGTGCCGTCGGCCATTACCTCAATGGAAGGAATGCCTTAAATACAGCGGTAGCATCGGTCTTTGCCAGGCTTCTTGGGGTTAGTGTCTCTGATTTCAGCCCGTCACTTGCGAAGGATATCTCTGATATGAGCTCGGTGGCGTCGGAAAATACTTCTTTCGCAGGGCATTATTCACCTGGCTCAAAATATCCGGTGATTAGCAAAGTTCAGGCGGGCGCCTGGTGTGAAGCGGTTGAGCCGTACACCCTAAAGGATATAGACCTTTGGCTTGAATCAGATGCTCACATTCAAGGTGAGGCATTCTGGCTACAGGTAGATGGTGACTCAATGACAGCACCGGCGGGTCTTAGCATCCCAGAAGGAACCTTTGTCCTCTTCGATACTGGGCGCGAGGCAATCAACGGCAGTCTGGTAATAGCAAAGCTATCCGATTCGAACGAGGCAACATTTAAGAAGTTAGTGATCGACGGTGCGCAGAAGTACCTGAAGGGTTTAAATCCACAGTGGCCATTGGTAGCGGTGAATGGTAACTGTCGAATTATCGGTGTTGCTGTAGAGACGAAGATGCGGCTGGTTTAGATGTTTGGAGAGTGTGCGATAACTGCATCATCAGAACGCGAAGATTCCGTCTCTCAAAGCAATTATTTTGTATAAAAATTTAGCCATTTAACATTTACAAAAGGACTGTAGAATGTCTAACGACCAGATTCTATCTAATGCTGATATTACAATAAAGCGTCTCGAAGAGATTTTTGCAAACGCAGGCTTTAAAACTGAGAGTTTTGAAAACAGGATCGTCATCAATCATGAAGGAACCGTTGCATCGGTCTATCTAAGGTCTGACGTTATAAGCATATTTACGTCCTTCCAAGTTAAGCCAGAAGTGAATATTGATGATTTTAAAGACAAGATTTTAGAACTAAACAGCGCCCACTCCCTTAGCAACTCCAGCCTCAATGAGGCAAAAAACAAACTCGTGATCTCAATGACATATCTGACAAGCGTTGGTGTTTACATTCCACATTTTATTTTCACAATAAATGGATATTTCGCTTTTCAAACAATCAACTTTAAAAGAATAGATTGCTCAGAATTCATCGAGTAAGGGTGCGATATGATAAACCCTATTGAAAACGCATTTAATGAAATAGCCTCGCT